TAATACAACAATGCTTAGTTGATATAGGGTACTAGCATAGCCAATCCATGGACTGCGTTTCCTAGCTTCATCACGCTCTGCTTCTAACTTGCGTGCCTTTTCCATTAGCTCTTTCTTACCTTCGCCTGTCTTTGGATCGCTTTCGTAACGATCAATCTTGGCCTGTAATTTAGCCATTTTGTCTGTTTCTTTGCGATATGTGGCATCATCAAGACTTTGTTCAGCTAGAGTTTGTTTAATACTCTTAGCCTGATAAAATGCCCATACATTGTTTGAAGCAATTGTGTTGTTTAACACCTTGCTACTTAAAGTACCACCGTACCATGAATTCACTGCAAGTAATAGTGCAAATACACTAATTACCATCCCTGCTTTGTCTTTGAGTTTTGCTTCACGCTCTGACCGTGATCCCACAGGTGGTTTAACTGCATTAGGATCTTTAGGTTGTTTTGTAATCAAATTCAATACACTGTCTATTAATGCCATTTTATGCTCCCATAATTTGTAGTGCTTTTTTATACCTCTCGGTACGATCATCAAGGCCTAGTGTGCCCCCGTTGATTTTTTTGGTCATTGTTACCAAATCAAAATTATCTGCATATTGATTAAGGTTATTTGCTTCCCAAAACCAACATGCTGACTGTACGCAACCCTCAAAGGTTGCTAGATATTCAGGCAGATCATTGATATCTGTTTCTATGCTATCAGCAAATGCCTGATAATTACTGCGTCCGGTCAATTGGATCAATCCTCGGCCACAGAATCTATAACCATCTCCTGACTCTTCTGGCCCATTACCCATGCGATTAGCATAGGCTCTATTGGCAATTTTTTCTTGATTGTGTGCATATTGATTTGCTATATCCATATTAGGAAAATATTTAGGCCATACACGAACAAGACTTTCTGCTTTGTAGTTTAAGTTTTCTTTGATAGCGGTAAATCCGCCGCTTTCATGTCCACACTGTGCTAGGAAAGCCGCGACCCGTTGAGGAGTATTGATATCGTAATCTGGTAATGCTTGACTTAATGCTGTATACCAATGATCCACATAGGGATTGCCGGGTATAATCTGTGCTAATTGATCTTGACTTAAAATAAAATCTGCCATATGTTCCTCTTTTGATTATTTACACTAGACTGGCTAAATTAATCAGTCCATTAATTGCAGTATTCATGTGTTCTAATACCTGCATATTATCTACACTTCGATTAATATTATTGACACGAATAATATCTTGCATCATTTGTATATATTCGTCTTTACTTACCTGTCCTGATTTTAGTAATTCTGTGTATTCATTTGCAGTACGAGCTGATTCTTGTACTTTTGGATCATTGGTTCCTTGATAACTCTCTAACAATGCTTGTTGGTGTTGTTCTACGCTCATCTTGGTCTCCCTGCTATAACTGTCTGCATCCTGTCTGCGGATGTTTCTATGCTTGTGAATTTTATTTTACAAAATGCTGGACTTACTTTGGCTTTTGAATATTGATCAGCTAGTCCCTGTGCTATATCATGTAAGTCTTTACTGGCTGCGATCATATTATCATTTCTGGGAATGTGTTCACTATATAGTACAAAGTATTGAGTATCAGTGGCCACTTTAACAGCATTGGTCTGGCTGGCTACAGCATCATCACATTGATTTTTAAATTGTTGAGATTCTGCACGAATTTCTGTTATAGTTTTATACTCGTTAGGATCATAGTGTGTCATTAGATAAGCATCTACAACTGCACAGCCAGACAATGTTAACATTAATAAGGATAGAACAATTTGTTTCATTTTAATTTATCAAAGATAGATTTTTGTAGATTATACCATTCAATCCAATCATCTACTTTGCCTTTACACTCATAATAGGTGCTGTAGTTGCCTACAACTGCTCCTAGTACATCTGTGAGTTTGGTATTTGCCGGATCTACTGTTTGTAGGTCTGGACAGGCAGTTTTAAGCGGTTCGGGAGCATCTGGAAATTTAATGGTTACAGGAACAGGAGTTGTAGCGCATCCTACTAATAAAGTTAACAATGATACAATTAATAATTTTTTCATTTCTCTATACTCATTGGATTTTTAGCCGCATCATTATGTATTTTATTAACAATAGGATCTAATTTACATTCTGAGTTAATTTGTTTCTCGACCTGTTGCAATTCTTTTCTTACAATAATTTGTCGATCATGAATGACTTTAGTTCTTTTAATAATACGGGTTTTTATTTTTGTATTAGCTTCGGCAGCCTGTGCTTCTGCGGCTGCAACTTTTGCCTGTACTTCTTCAACCTTCTTACGCCATTCCATTTCTGTACTATAACTACCTTCAAAGTAAAATCCTACTATTGTAATTAATGTTGCAATAACAAAAATAATACTCTTATATTTTTTTCCACCAGGGAGAAAGTTTGTCAAAAATCCTATAGGATATAAAGATATTCCAAAAAATATTAAAAATAAAATAGCTTTCTGTAATAACTCATCTGGAATAAAATGTAGTATCCACAATTTTACCACCTACCTTTTTCAATGACAACTGCTCGGTTACCGTTCCTAATTAAAAACTTATCACCTATTTTGTTGATATCATAGTTACCTAGATATTTGTTTAGGAATGTAACTTCGCTTTGACTACTTTCATCTAATGATAGTGCGCCGGGAACTGTGTCCTTAACATCATTATAATCGCCTATTGATACAAATTTAGCAGTAAGATCACCTGCGTAGGGTTTGCTAAAAGTTAAGGTATTGTCTGCTTCTAGTGCAACTTCTGTTGTACCTTGATTAAAGAAATTAGAAATATCTCCGTGTTTCATTTCCATGATACGATTGTCATAGTCTTCTTTAGTCAGTGGAATATTTTCCATAACACTTTGTTCATCGAATGGAACGCTGTGATCTGCTTTTTGATATCTAAATTTCCAATCATAACAATCAGTTAATTGGCTTACACCATTTAACAAGTGTTTTAATTGTCCGGGTAACTTAGGTGTACGCTCTAGTTCTACAAATACTTGATACTGTCCATCATGTTCTTCGCCTGAACTCATGTCTGCATCAAGAATAAAAGGATAACCCTTTTCAATAAACTCAACTAGGTCAATTGCTGGATACTTTTCTTTAACACGGAATCCTAATACAACAACATCACGGTCTTCGCCCATTTTACTGCGATACTGATCAACAGTGAATAGTTCACTGACGAATTCTTTAAGATCTCCGGACCTTAGTCCTTCATTGAGCTTATGCTTGGGTTGGTTCTTCTGGTACTGCATTTTCTGGACTTTCTTGTGCTACTTCATCTGTGCCTACTGATTCGTCATTCTTATAACGCATTAGCTCGGCCATTTGATTGTGATCTTGATTCTCTTTGCCGATGTAAACATCTTGCATGAGTTTCTTGGGCATAGTGATTTCTACAACCCAAACTGGATGTGCATCAATCTTACCTTTTTTAGTTCCAGGACGGAAATCTCCGGGATCTTTGATCTTGCGGGGAATTAGGATATTTTCTTTTTTATAAACAACTTGACATCCATAGTCGTAGAGTCTTTTAGCACCTTCGGGATCTGGCATCTCTTTGAGGTCCCACATGAATCCGCATTTGACGCTGTATCTACTGACATCAGGCCCTTCAACCAATTCGCCTTCACTCCAATTCTTAAACACATATATATCCAACTCGTCAAGAACTCGCTCAAAGTCTTTGATAACTTTGAACGCACCGTTGTTCTCGCTGAGTTTTTGTATGTTTTTAATTACTTCTACTATATCGTGCATGGTTGTTCTCTTTACTGTTTTATTTATGTAAGTGGAGATGTAAAATAGATTAATCGTTTTTGGTGTGTTTGAGGTGTATTTTGAGTATAGTATGTAAATATCTGTGCAGGTCGATCTTCCCAAGGAGGTAAAATTGCCCAAAGCTAGAAGAAGAAACGAAAGAGATCAGAATATTCGAGATCCTCGATTTATTTCTGACACAAATAACTTGATACAGATCAAGCCTTATTTGAAAAAAAAGCAACAAGTTCTTATAGTTCCACGAAATATTTCGCAGGAAAACTACCTAGAATTGTTAAAAAATCCCAAGAAATACATTGTTTTTGCCATCGGACCTGCGGGTACGGGTAAAACTATGTTGGGTGTACAAATGGCCATTAAACTATACAAAGAGGGGGTGATTAGTAAAATTATTATCACAAGGCCGGCTGTAAGTGTAGATGAGGATCACGGTTTCTTACCAGGAACCTTAAATCAAAAGATGGAGCCTTGGACTCGTCCTATCATGGATGTGTTCGAAGACTACTATCATCCAAAAGAAATTGCAGAGATGTTAGAAGACGGTGTTATTGAAATTGCACCCTTAGCGATGATGCGTGGACGCACATTTAAGAACGCTTTCATTATTGCAGATGAGTGTCAGAACACTACCGCTAGTCAAATGAAAATGTTACTTACTCGCATAGGAGAAGGCAGTCGCATGGTAGTAACTGGAGACTTAAATCAAGCAGATAGACCACATGAGAATGGCTTGCTAGAATTTTGTAATCTATACGGACAAGGAGGTGATTCGCGTATGATTGCTATGGCTAAGTTCGGGACTCGAGACGTGGAAAGACATCCAGTTGTTAAAGAAGTATTATCAATCTATAAGGAAGATATTAGTGATTAAAATATAAAACAACATTGACTTAACAAGAGCCAACCGCGTAGTACCGACCTGCATCGACTACGCGGTTATTTTTTTTATTGTAGTCTGGCCAATTTTGCCATGGTAGCACTAAGGTTTATCTCTGCGTCAGCTATCAATGTATGATCTACAAGACCTTGTTTGATAATGATAATAGCAGAGTCTTTCTTTTCTTCAGTATCACCAAACAATTCAATATTGTCATAACACCATCTAAAGATTTCTTCAACCTCTTCTGGTCGTGCACGACTACACAACAGTTTTCTCGCACCTTGAATGTTGCCTGCTTTGAACAATTCAACCATTTCTAGTCTATAGTCTGTAGAGTCAGCATCACCTGCACTTGGAGATACTAGTTTACCTTCTACAACATTTTGTTGCAATAAGTTGATGCATTTGCGTAGATCTGGATAGCTAAGTTTAACAAATGTGTCTAGGGTGTCAATGTCAAAGTCTACATTTTCTGTGACCAGGATAGTAGCCGCCCGAGCTGTAAACTCTGTTTGATCAGTTTTTAGTACATGAAAACCTTGACAACGACTATGTATTGCTGGAATAATACGATTAGGATAGTTACAGGTTAGAATAAATCTACTGGTACTGGAATATGTTTCCATAACACCGCGAAGTATAGCCTGTGCGTTAGGGGTTAGATAATCAGCCTCATCTAACAGCACACACTTGAATGGACCAAATGGCATCATTTGTACAAAGTTAATGATCTTATCTCTCACAGTTTCTACATTGTTTTCTCGTGATGCATTGATTTCTAAGATATCATAACTTTCAATGCCTAGTTCATTGAGTAGGACTTTAGCCAAAGTTGTTTTACCAATACCTGCGGCACCGCTGAATAACAAGTGTGGAATACTGCCTTCTTTGATCCAGCTCTGTACTTGCCGCTTCTGTGAGTCATCTACAAACACATATTCGCTAACTGTTTTTGGTCTAAATTTTTCTACCCATAGTTCTTTCATTTATTTCTGCTCCTAAAGAATTTAATTATCTGTTCTAATAAACTGGGATGATGTGGACATCGTCCTTGCCGGTAGTCACACTCTGGCGTATATTCTCGGCGACATATTTCGCAACGATTAGGCACGAAGAGCCTCCATGGTCAATATCTTATCAATTTCTTCACCAAAGTTTTTATCTGATGTGATAATATACAGACTTTCAAAATGTCTATCTTTACGCTCATCATATCTGCGAGTCTGGACTATACGACCTCCTGATGCATTGTGCACCTCAAAACGAATTGAACTATCTTGTCTGATATCAAGTCTATCGTCATCAATGCTGATTATTTTGTTTTGATTACTGTCATCGGACATTAGCCATCGTGCCAGTCTTTGTTTTAATGTTAATGTTTGTGTCATAGGTATTGCTCTTCCTGCTTGCATTTCTGATACTTTTCCCCATCTACTCATATCTTACCTTTCTCGGCTTCTGCCACTCGCTTACGCAAACTACTACTTGAGAAACTATGGTCTCTACTGTTGTAAATAATTCCAATTCCTCGTTGATTACAGATATCTTTACCAGTAAATTCTACACCTTTGTACTCTACACCTAATATTCTAACATCAATAGGTAGTGTTAGCAAGATGTCACATAGATCTGCTTCAGTTTGATACACAACTATTTCATCCACATAACGAGTGGCACTGACAGTAATCTGGCGTTCTACAATACTTTGAATAGGTTTATTTTTAGTATCTGGGCGATCGATAGTAGGATCAGTTTGTAATCCTGCAATCAAATAATCACAGTGATTTTTAGCTTCTGACAGCATAGCAACCTGACCTGCATGAAGCAAATCAAATGTTGAAAATACTATTCCTATCTTTTTTCCATCAGCCTTTAATTGTTTTATTTTATTAAATATCATCGCTCAATATCCTAATGATCTTTTTTTGCTCTTGTTCTTTGAGCCATTCTTCTTCGCCAACATAAGTGCCACATCTTTTAAGTGCATCTTCTACTAGCCATTTTATTCTATAGAGATCTTGTTTGCATCCCCATGATAGAAATCCATCATTGCGAGGTGAGTTAATCTCGTAAGTAAGTGTATTGATTTGTCGTGCTATATCGGGCACGTCCCAGCTTTTTTGAAATCCCATGATATTAATATAACATGGGATATTTTGTTTGTCAACAGTATTTGAAAGAATTATTGTCCACGATAAGCACCAGCTGGCTTCTCATCTGCTGTGGCTAACATTGCCTTGACATCGGCTTTTTGAATTTTAGTAATAGTACCATCTTCATTTTCGTACTCTGCGGCACGACTCCAACGACCATGTTCCATAAGAACCCACTCGCCAACTTTAACATCAGTTTGCTCTGGACCAATTGCCCACACACGGCCCCAGCGTGGTTTGATGCCTTCAACGCGACCATCATCGCTTTTTAGGATAATTCCGCTAGTGGTCTTTTCTTCGCCAAACTCCATATCGCATAACAACACGCTATCACGCAATAATTTTAATTTGCCTTGTACTTTCATTTATTCACCTGTAGTAGTTTTTTTTGTTACAACAACTTCAGCAGGTGCCGAACTAGCAGGTTTCTGTACAACCGGCGGAGTTGAAGTTTCTGGCATAGGTTCTGCTACCGTATTAGATTTAACTTGACGACTTGTAGATTTTATTTGTGCCTTGGGATTTTTATCGTAATATTCAGCTACAACATCTTCACGTTTTTTAATTATTTTACCTCCAGGACCTAATTTATCTCCTCGAGCATTTACTCCTGCATTGCCTACTGCTGGTACTAATTCGTTTTGACGCATTAGTTTATCCATGTCAATTGTTTTACCTTGTGCTGTTTTGTACATTTTATTCTCCTTGTGTTCTTAAAAATTCATTTATATCTAAATTGAATTTTATACTATCAATTTTATGTATACCTATGAGATACAGAGCATAACTGGCTACACTACTACCTCGACCCACTCCCCATACAATATTATGTTTTCGCATGGTATCTACTAAGTATTTAAGATATCTTAGTAGGTCGATCATATTAAGTTGGCGAAAAAGTACTAGTTCATTCTGCAATCTAATCATTTTTGTGTCAGTATTGCATTGTTCAGTTAACCAAGATTCTATGTCAAAATTTAAATATTCTTGCGGCATATACCATTGACTTTGATTTTTACGATCAAATTCTTCAATACTTAAACCTTTATCTAGCAATTTTTGTAATCTAGGAATTTTATCAGCGTTGATATCACAGGCTGTATTATAATGGTCAATGGTTTTATCATCGTCAACATACACATCTTTAAGCGAAGATAACTTGTTGTTATACAATGCTTGAAATGCTTCTTCGGTTGATATTAATGCTTGTCCGTATTTGTCAATCTTCACTGCGTCCGCCCTTAACAATTCGTGGTTCGAATCTAGGGCTATCTGTAATATTAAGTTCTTCCCAAGAATTCTCATCTTGAGAGCCTGTACCTGTTGAATCTATATTCCACCAGTGATCGCCTTTGAGTTCTAAACCACAGTCTTCTGGTTCTTCTATACAGTATTGTATATGATCTCCTACCGCACTGTCAATGGTTATAGCACTGATATTAAAATATTTTTGGGTAATAGCAATAAACTTACTGTTAAGTACCCCACCTACAAAATAATCATAGGGATCTGTTGGAAATAATACTAAATTGGTTTCTAATTCTAATAATATAGGAACCATTGGATGTTCCCTGTGAACAAAAATACTGTTTTGAAGATAGTGTTCAATAAAGTATCTAAGTTTTCTAAAACCTAAAGCAATGTTCATTTGGGCACTGGGTTCAATATGAACGCCGATAGAATAAGAATTTGGAACTATAATTTTTTCTGTAATTAATGTACAAGCAAATCCTGTAGGCCAAATAAATTGATGTACTGAATCATTCAACATTGATTAAATCGTCCAGGCCTTGTTTCTTTTGTTTTTCTTGTATTGTCTTCATTGCTTCAATTTGACGAGCCTGCTGTTCCATTCTATAAGCATCTAAGGTTATAACAATTTGTTGTGCTATACCGCCTTGTCCTAGACGCATAGCAATGCCGTACTTGCGACTTAGATCAAGAATCTTATTTTCAAGATCTTGATCTTTGAGTTTACTTGGATTTTCTATTAGTGGATTAAACATCAGTATCCTAGTGCAATGTAGCTGAATGCGGCACTACCTGATCCAATAGCCATAAATGTTGCACCAGTTAATGATGATGAAACAGCTTGTGATGTAATAGTGGTAGTTGTACTGTATGTTGCATTAATAGGAGTTGCAGTAACACTTAAAACAGCAGTAGAGAATGGAGTAGCAAATGTCACGGTTCCTGTTGTTTGGCCTGTAATTGGAGCACTTTGACCCCATTGCATAATAAGCCCGCCTGGCAATTGTTGATAACCGGGTGTTGTTAATGAACTATTATATACATCTCCTTTAGTTCCTAGTAGAGACTGTAGACTTTCAATTTCAGCTTCGGTATTCAGTAATGCTGATTGTATGATGCTAAAGTTCGAACGGAATCCTTGACTATCGTTGTTTTGTCCTGCTACAGGAAATCCTGTATCAATTGTATTAATTAAATTAGTTACTGTGCTGGCCATGTGTATTGGACTCCAAAATATGTATTTCGTTTGTATTTATTTGATCAATCAAAGAAGAACATTTGCCACAATCTGCTATTTTCTTTGGTATAACCAAAATATCCCAAAGCAGAATGTAAGTATCCAGCATTGAATATGACTAACCTGTTATAGACATTACCAATACTATCAACAGGTTCAAATATAGTACCATCTAAATTTTGTGACCCTGGCCTAAAACAATTTAAAATATTAGGATGCTCTTTATGCCTAATATCACTATTTTTACCTGCAAACGTACCTGTACCTGTAGAATATGGTGCATTCGGAGTAAGATACAGCATACCTGCCCAAGTTTGGTCATCACAATGGTACACATTCGGATCACCTTCCATACCGTATTGGAAACGTCCGTTCATACTGTGATCTTCCCATCGAACAATTTTATGCCCCATCACACGTTCAAATTCTTCTTTAAGTCCAGGAAATAAGAACTGTTGTGCAGTACGTGATCCTATAAATCCACGTCCTAATCCGCCTTGGATATATTCTTGCTGAAGTGCAAATTCACGAACCGCGTCGGGGTCTTTGTAAAAATTATCTATAACCCAAATGCCCTTTTTATAATCAGTATTAATAGTAAAAAAATTAGATTGAACTTTGGGTTTATTTTTAAGTTTATCTAGTATTGCTTTTTTTTTTGAATTCTTGGTAATATAAAATTTATCAATAGACTCTAGATCTGATTTTAAATTTTTAATTTGATCTATCTTTTCTCTTGATATTAGGTCCGGATGAACCCACCAATCTTCAAAAGGACAATTATCTCTGGGACATACATCTGATACAACTAATTCGTAACCTAATGCTTTAAAATATTTTCTAGACTTATCTTTAAAACTACGTGTTACATCGCCATAATAATCGTGTGCATAGGTTATTACACTAAATTTGTGTTGGTTAAAAGGAATCTTTAACAACGCTTCAAATGTTTTACGAGCTGGTTTGAGATTAATTTGTAGGTAATCAATTAAATTATCCGGAAACTTACTACATATATCGACATAGTCAAGTTGTAGTGCATCGGCACAAATCATATTAATGTTAGGTCTTTGTTTTTTATATTCGTCAGCCTTTTCTTGTTTAATTTCGACACTAACGCCCCGCCAATCGAAATCTCTTTCTAACAGCGCTGTATTATTTTTATGCCATGCTGATGATCCACCTATTTCAAGGAATGTTCCATTGCGTTTACCATTGGTCATAAACAATACAAAAAGATCTTGATAAACTTGTGCAAAGTTATCATTTATATTTTCACTACCGGGAAATTTAAAATTAAGTTCCGAATGCATTTCTTTAAGGTACTTGTGATTAAATCCATAACCACATCCTAGCGAAATGATACGTGTTTCTACAAGATCTTTTTGTTCTTGGGTCAATTTATCCCAATGATTATCTACAAGCTCTTGACAAATGTTTCTAGTCTGATCTTCCTTGCCCATGTGCCAACCGCTGAGTAATTTTTGTATCATCAGGCCTTCTAGATCAATTTTTCCAAAATCAACAGACAATGGTGGCAGATTAAAATCGCAGACTTCTATTGCCGTGGTAGCAAGTTGGTATGCTTCGAGATGCTTTTGATTCTTTTCCCAATGTGTGGCTAATATTTGATAAGCTTCGGGACGTTTTGGCATCCATGCTACTGCTTGCTGAAGTGTAGTTTCTGCAGAAAAGTTCCTACATTCATGTTTGATAAACCAAGTTCCCATCTTTAACAAACAAGTATAGGCAAGTTCTTTATCATCTGTAAAATTGGCAGCTCTGAGATAATAAGAAATAGCAGTATAGCTTTGACCTAATGCATCGTATTCTAATGCAAGATCAAAATTTGCTTGCGGGTCTTCTATATTGTAGGCGTAGTTTTTTAAAGTATTAAGCATATAAGAAATCATGAACAAAAGTTTTGGGAACTCTAAGGATATAAGCGGCATTGTCTTGGAAACCAAATGTTATTAACAAATCATTACCGTACTCAGCCATTCCACAACTGAATTCAATTTTAGCACCTAGGAATGTAAATGTCTCAGAACGATGGCGCATGTTAAAATCTTTGTCCCAAAAGATAAATCTGTGTCTATAAGTTCCATTTTTAAGACCACGTTCGGAATTGTACAAATCAGTTTCGTGTGTCAAAGTTAAGTATCCGCCGTCAAAAGGAATAACCTGTGAGCCACCTCTTTGATCTTTCTTAAAACTCCAATCCCAATCACCTAATTTGGTAGTGCTGGTAATTTTTGTTTCCGGATTAAAATTTACAACTTCAGTGGGATTGGTCCATTTTACCCAAGTATAAGGTTGGTCTATTACAGGCATCCAATTTTTTTCACAGTAGCTGTTGTCTGGGGCAGGTGCAGGCATACGAGTCCTAGCAATCTCTGTAGCTGATGTATCTGTGAGTTCAATTTCAGATAGTTCCATTCGACCTACACCATTGGTAGTTGTATCACGTCGAACTCCGCATAGGAATAATTTTCCATTCCAATCAGCTAGACGACAATCTTCTAAACCAATAAATTCCCAGAGTGGTTTTACATCAAGTTTAGTGGTGTCTACTTTAAGGTATTGTTTTATTGTAAGATCTGGATTAAGTCTACAAATATAATTTGTGGTACGTAGTACAACATCATTTTCTGGATTAAGGTATGTTAATGGGCCCCAGACATGTTCGTGACGACCTTTTTCTGCATGATACAGAACGTAATTTAAATTTCTAATATTAATTAGAATTTCACTGTTGCGTACTAGTATTGTAGGGTTAGCAAGGGCAGTTCCTCGAGTTTCTTCTGCTGGAATTATTAGAGGTTGCAGGTCCCCACCACTGTCCAAAACCATTTGAACAAAAATTAATTCATCACTAGTGTCAAGCATTAATCACCTATATATAATATTATATAGGTATTTAATGTGTTGTAGTTTGTTAGAGAATTTTCTTGAGTTAATTACTGTGGTGGATTAGGCCAATTTATTGTATTTGGGAATCCTGTCTGTGTAGGTAAATCACGAAGTGCCTGCCTATAAGTTGCCCACGATGAAATCCAATTTGTATCATTACTATGTGCTAGTTGTACACTAGGAAGTTCAGTCCAATCACTGTTGACTAATAAAGTATTTCGTTGTGCTCTAACATTTTTAGATAAATCTAAATTTATCTGTTCAGTATTAGGCATGACTAGAACAGGTCTTCCTGTATCGTCTGGAACAATTGACCCTCCCTGACCTTGCATTTTAAGCAATTCGTCTCTATATGTACTTTCTATCTCTATACCGTCGGAGGGTATACTTACAGTAGTTATAGTTGAATCAAAAAAACCTCGTAATGATGGTGAATAATATATTGTCATAATTTTTTTATTTAATAACCTATCAAAATCCAACACCACTCATTTGTGTTGCCGTTAGTAGAAGGAGTTATTGTAGTATAGGGTGGTCCACCTGTTAGTTTGGCTGATATTTCACCGATACTATATGTGTCTCCTGCATTATGAGTTAAATTATAATAACTTACTGCGAGTGATAGTGGAGTATTAATTGCTTGAGCTAAAGTTGAGCCACCCCATGTAGCACTAAATCCCCATTGTATAACTAATCCATTGCCGAATATTGCATATCCTGCTGATCCTGGGCCACCGACTGAAAATGATGTAATTCCACCACTACCTGGACCTCCTTGATATCCCTGATTACCTTGATATCCCTGATTACCCGAACCTTGATTACCTTGATTACCTTGGTTACCTTGATATCCCTGAAAACCTTGATTACCTTGGTTACCTTGATATCCCTGATTACCCAAACCTTGATATCCCTGATTACCTTGATATCCCTGATTACCTTGATATCCCTGATTACCTTGATATCCCTGAAAACCTGCTCCTTGAAATCCCTGAAAACCTTGATATCCCTGATTACCTTGGAATCCCTGATTACCTTGGAATCCCTGGTTACCTTGGAATCCCTGGTTACCTTGGAATCCCTGGTTACCTTGGAATCCCTGGTTACCTTGGAATCCCTGGTTACCTTGATTACCTAACCGGCCTTGAACCCCTTGAACCCCTTGAACATCACCAGCAGTACCTTGAATGGCTACACCTTGAACTCCTTGAACTCCTTGAACTCCTTGAACTCCTTGAGTATTTCCAGCGGCACCTTGAATAGCCATACCTTGTGCACCCTGAGTACCTATACCTTGT